AGGTTGCTACTTTCTCTGCAAGCATGGGGTGCTACATCTAAGGCAGACGCAAAGGCAAAAGCTAAAGCGATTTCGTCAAGAAATAAAGGAAAGAAGTAATCTATGGCTCTACCTACCTACCTATCTCTTGTCAACGATGTGTTGGTTCGTTTGCGTGAGCCTACTGTTTCTACTGTTACTCAAACCTCATATTCGTCATTGATTGGCAAATTCATCAATGATGCCAAGCGTCAAGTGTGTGATGCCTATGATTGGGATGCATTCAATCAAGCCGTGACTGTGACAACTGCATCTGGTCAGGTTGGCAACTATTCTTTGACAAATGCTGGCACTCGTTTCAAGACGATGGATGTTATCAACACAAGTCGGTACTACCAGTTGACTCCTTTGTCTCATGCAGACCATGATGTGTTTTATTACACCATCCCGACTCCCATTCAAAACTTACCCATGTATTACACCGTGCAAGGTGTTGATACCAATGGAGATTTAAAAGTCAAGTTTTGGCCTGTGCCTGATGATGTTTACAGCATTCGATTCAGTTTGATCGTGCCTGAGAATGATATGTCCAGCGATTCAGATACCACTTTGCTTGCCAAAGAACCCATCATCTTGGGTGCTTATGCAAGGGCATTGGTTGAGCGTGGTGAAGATGGTGGGTTGAATAGTTCTGAGGCTTATGCCTTGTACAAATCATCATTGGCTGACCTGATCTCATTGGAGTTGGCTCGTTCCCCTGAAAATGATTCGTTTGAGGCTGTTTAATGGCTGAGAATATCACCGTTTCAAGCGTATCAGCCCCAGGTTTTTTTGGGTTGAATACGCAAGATTCTCCTCTTGATTTACAGAGTGGCTTTGCTCTTGTCGCAACAAATTGCATCATCGATCAGTATGGTCGTATTGGATGCCGCAAAGGTTGGACAAAGGTCAATTCAGCAACTGGCAATCTTGGCTCAAACGATGTCACCACCATCCATGAATTGGTGCAAGCTGATGGCACATTGACAGTGTTATTCACAGGCAATCTGAAGTTGTTCAAACTTGATGGCTCAAACGCTGTTTCTGAGTTGACGTATGGGGGCGGGGGTACTGCTCCAACCATTACCGCCAACAATTGGCAGTGTGCATCCCTCAATGGCATCACCTACTTCTTTCAGTCAGGTCATGATCCACTGATCTTTGATCCTGCGGTGTCTACAACCACCTACAGGCGTGTTTCTGAGAAGACTGGCTATGTAGCCACAGTTCCATCGGCAAACAACGTCATATCGGCTTATGGACGATTGTGGGCGGCAACAACCACCTCAAACAATGCCACTGTTTATTTCAGTGACTTGATTTCAGGTCATGTCTGGTCAACTGGCACTGCTGGCTCATTGAACGTCAACAATGTGTGGCCTAACGGTGCTGATGAGATCACAGGATTGGCTGCCCATAACGGTTTCTTGTTCATCTTTGGCAAGCGTCAAATCTTGATCTATTCTGGTGCAACTGCTCCATCCTCAATGACTTTGAGTGACACTGTTGAAGGCATTGGTTGCATTGCACGAGATTCAATTCAAGTCACCAGTACTGACGTTATTTTCTTGTCCAACAGTGGCATCAGATCGTTGATGAGGACGATTCAAGAGAAGTCAGCCCCAGAGCGTGACTTGTCCAAGAATGTGCGTAATGACTTGATGACCAAGATGCTGAGTGAAGACTTGGCAACTGTGAAGTCTGTCTACTCAGAACGCAATGCTTTCTATCTGATTACTACTCCTACAACTCAGCAAGCCTATTGCTTTGACACCAAGGCTGCTTTGCCTGATGGATCGTATCGGGCAACAATTTGGGATTCAATCCTGCCTAAGTCATTCTGCTCAAGACGCAATGGTGATTTATTGTTGGGTAGGACTGGTTATGTTGGTAAATATGGAGGCTTCTTGGATGATGCCTCAACATACCAGTGGGCGTATTACACCAACCATGCTGACCTTGGAAACCCATCACAGACATCCATTGTCAAGCGCATCAGTGCTGTGGTGATTGGTGGAAGTAACCAGTATCTAACCATTAAGTGGGGATATGACTTCCTGACAAACTATCAGTCACAGAACATCGTCATCCCTGCTCAAGGTGTCTCTGAGTATGGGATTGCTGAGTACGGTGCAAATGCAACTGTGGTTGCCTACTATGCTCAAGGTGTTGCATTGCAGAATTTGGTTGCAAATGCGTCAGGTTCTGGGAAAATCGTACAAACTGGATACGAGACAATCATCAACGGTTCTCAACTGTCGATTCAAAAGATTGAGATTCAAGCTAAAGAGGGCAGATTGGCTTAAAGGATTACTATGAATGCAGTGTTAAATATCGTAAAAAATTCAAAAATTTGCAATACTTGCAAAGAAGAAAAGCCGTTTTCAGAATTTACGAAAAATAATGCGGCATCAGATGGTTTGCAATATAAATGTAGAAGTTGTGATGTTGCCTATCAATTTAAAAGAAGAATAGAAAATAAAGAAGAAAATTTAGAATATGCAAGAAAATATCAACAAAATCGTAGAAAGAATTTTGAATATCGTTTACAAATGTTGATAAATGCTTCAAAACAACGTGCAAAAAATAAAAATCGTGAGCATTCAATTACCATTGAAGATGTAAAAGCAGTTTATCCTCAAGATGGTTGTTGTCCTATTTTTGGTATGAAACTAGAATTCAATAATGCAGGATTTAGAGAAAGTAGTCCTAGTATTGATAGGATCAATTCAGAAAAAGGATACACAAAAGGAAACATTCAAATTATTTCTTGGAAAGCAAATCGCATAAAAGGCTATGCGTCATTACAAGAATTAGAAATGTTAGTGGCATATATGAAGCAGGGAGAATAATCTTGTCAAATTATACAAAAAGTACTAACTTTGCAACCAAGGACACTCTCACCTCTGGCGATCCGCTGAAGATTGTCAAAGGTACTGAGATCAACACTGAGTTTGACAATATCTCTACTGCTATTGCGACAAAGGGTGAGTCAACCAGCGGAACTTTTACAACTCCAACAATCAATACGCCAACTATTTCTGGCGGCACAATCAATAACACTGTGATTGGTGGATCAACTGCTGTTGCTGGTACTTTCACCACATTGACTGCAACTTCTGATCCTGTATTTTCATCCACTGGTGCTGCTCAACTTCCAAAAGGCACTGCTGGTCAGCGTCCAACTGGTGCATCAGGTTTGATTCGTTTCAACACAAGCACCTCTACTTTTGAAGGTCACAACGGCACAACATGGTCATCTGTTGGCGGTGGTGGTGCAACTGGTACTGGTGGCAATGACATCTTTTACGAGAACTCAAAGACCGTCACTATTGCCTACTCATTAACGGCTGGAAAGAACGCCATGTCTACTGGCCCAATCACCATTGCGGCTAACTTCAGCGGTACTGGTGCAATCTCAGGTACTACCTTAACCATCACAGGCACAACAGGTTCTGGTGTTTTGGTTGTGGGTTCAATCATCAGTGGCTCTGGTGTGACATCAGGAACAATCGTTACTGCATTTGGCAGTGGTTCAGGAACTACAGGAACTTACACTGTGACACCATCGCAGACTGTATCAAGCACTGCAATCACCGCATCAACTGCTGTCACTGTTCCAAGTGGTAGCCGTTGGGTCATTCTGTAAAGGAAAATCATGAGTTCACTTGTAATCTCAGGCGATACATCAGGAACAGTCACGGTGGCTGCTCCTGCTATTGCTGGATCAAATACATTAACACTGCAAGCGGGTACTGGCACAAACTCAATGAACACATTGGCCACAGCGGTTGCGTCTACTTCTGGCACTGCGATTGATTTCACAGCATTGCCAAGTTGGGTAAAGCGAATTACTGTGATGTTTAGCGGCGTGTCAATGTCAGCTACAAATAACGTGCAAATACAACTTGGCACTGGCTCAACCACATACACTACTTCAGGTTATGGAAGTAATTTCAGTATCCAAGGCGCATCTAGTATTACAACCAATTCTGCGTCAACTGGTTTTGTAATTAGTCAATTGTCATCTGCGGCGGGTGTTTTTTCTGGTCAAGTTATCCTTACAAATATCACTGGGAATACTTGGGTTCAAGGCGGTGCTTTATGTGAAACAAGCGGTACTCGCATCGTAAGCAGCGCAGGAAGCATTGCACTTGGTGCGGTGCTGACTGCGGTTCGCATAACATCGACAAGCACAGACACATTCGACGCTGGCACAGTCAACATTCTTTACGAAGGCTAATCATGTCAATACTTGCTTTAACTTCTGACACGCTATCTAGTCCAGCCGTTGCTGGGCAGACTGAATACTCAAGCCCCATCTTTGCCGCTACACCTATTGGCACACAACGAGGCATTATTCCTACTCAGCAGTACTACAGGCTGAATGCTGACTATGTTGGTACAAACGGCACAAGCGCACAGAGTCTGTTTGGTGTTGGTTGCACATTGTCTTCAAGCACTGTATATGAATTTGAGATGGTTTTTGATTTAAGCCGCAGTGCTGGCACTACGTCACACACAATTGCGATTGGATTTGCTGGAACGGCAACAATAAATAACATTTTGTATGATGGCTTTACCAATCAATTTTCATCAGCAACGCCATCTGGCACATCTAATTCAGCGGGTAGTTTTGTTGGAAATTCCACTGCGGCAACAGTATTAACTGCGGCAATTACAACAAACAACACAAATTATTTTGTGGTGAAAGGCACAGTATCAATCAATGCTGGCGGCACGTTCATTCCTCAATATACGCTGTCAGCCGCCGCAGGAGGTGCTTATTCAACATACGCTGGTAGCTTTATCAAAATCAACCCGCTGAGTGCATCTGGCGCAGCGACTAACGTGGGGACATGGGCATGAGCACAGTAATTGATGGATCAGCAAGCGTCACGATCAACAGCGGCGCGGTATTGGGCATTACGTCTGGTACTGCCGTGGCTTCAACCAGCGGTACAAGCATTGACTTCACAAGTATACCGTCGTGGGTGAAACGGATTACCGTGATGTTTTATGGGGTAAGTACAAGCGGTACATCTATTATCCAATTGCAATTAGGTGCAGGCTCTGTTACAACTTCAGGGTATATATCCGCTGGTGGTAATTACAACAACGCAAACACCACTGGCGTAGCAAATGGAACTTCTGGTGTTTATTTATTAAATGCTGGCAACGCAGCAAATACTTATTATGGTCATGCAACATTTACAACACTAGGCTCTAATATTTGGGTTGCGTCTGGCGTATTGGCTGTAGGTAGCGCGACAAATATTGTTTCATTTGGTGGAGGCATAACTCTTGGCGGTACTCTTGATCGTGTCCGATTTACTACCGTCAACGGCACTGACACCTTTGATGCTGGAAGTATAAATATCCTCTATGAATAAGGAAACATCATGACACACAGAATCGTAGTTAACGTTGAGACAGGCGAAGTCACTCAAGTAGAGTACACCACTGAAGAGCAAGCAGCGCATGATGCTGAAGTGGAAAGACAACAGCAAGAACAACAGCAAAGTTCGTGAAGACACCAGTAATCTTTCATGATGTTTATGTAGTGTTTTTGGAAATTGATTTTGGGTTCACTTTTATTCATTGTGATTGCACAAAATGGACAAAGAGTGTAAAAAAAGATTTGTTGAGTGATTTGAAGAAGTTGTTTGATATACATAGAAGAGATGTTTATGCAATACATGAGATCGGTGATGTAAAGCATGAGAAATTTCTAGGTATAGTTGGATTTGAGTATCTGAAAGATTTTGTTGGTTCAGATGCAAAACTAAGACAAATATTTGTCAGGAGAAGATAAATGGGAATTGAAGCAGCAGCAATATTAGGAGGCGCATCTTTATTAGGTGGCGCAATGCAAAGCAATGCCGCTAGGAATGCGGCTAGAGATTCTGCCAACGCTCAACTTGAGGCGGCAAGGATTGCTGCTGAAGCCGCACGATTCCGTCCTGTTGGCATCACAACACGTTATGGCACATCTAACTTTCAGACAGATGCGGCAGGGAACTTAATTGGTGCTGGCTACAACGTCAGCCCTGAGTTACGAGCCTATCAAGA